CTGACGCGTTGCGCGTCAAACAAAAACTTGCGGGCGCGCTCGCAATTTATGATGCTGCGCATATTAATAAAACAGACGCTATTCATCTTACTCAACAGCATAACATCACGGTTGAAGATAATGTACATATCAACACGGTTGATGCAATCAGTTTAACTGATTTAACTTATCATCCGATTATTGAAGATAGCGTGCATATCAATACAGCCGATGCTGTTTCTATTACAAAAAATTATTTCTTAAATACAGAAAGCGCGGCGCATATCAATACAACTGATGTTGTCTCTATTACGCCACGTTATGAAATAACAGTCAATGATGCTGCGCATATCAATACATCAGAAAAAATGTCCCTTGATATTATTGGAGATATAGTTCCTAGAAAATGCGTGCATATCAATACATCTGATGTTGTCAGCATGACGCATAATTTAACGATCAACGATGCTGTTCATGTTAATACTTCAGATAATGCAAAACTTCATATCAAGGGCGATATTGTTCAACGCCCTTGTGTGCATATCAACACAGTTGATTCAGTAAGCTTGATAGAAAATGTCAATCTGACAGTCGAAGATGCAATTCACAATAATGTTTCAGAACGTTTGCAATTGCGTGTTTTAGGCGACATTGTTCCGAGATCGTGTGTGCATTTGAATAAGGCCGATAGGGTAGGAGTTCGAAGAGGCGGTTATGTGCCATATGTTCCTTCACCTAATCGTACTATAATTGCGGGGAGTGACAACCGAACAATACCGTCACATTTGTTTACATTGAATACCCAATAGGGGGCAAAGCCATGGTACGTAAAGTAAACGATAGCGCGCTGGATGCGCACTTGAACTGGATTAAGGATAATACAGAAGCAATGTGGATCATTTCGCAAGCCAGTGCTGCATCGAATTACGACTCTTGCAAAAACCGTAAGCTCGCTTCAGCAACTGTCGCGTCAACGTTGTTCACGTTAGCTGATGGCGATGTCAGCGGTCGAAAAACAACCGTCGGTGTCGCTTCAGGCGTTGTCGTAGTCGCAGACGGCACAGCAACCCACGTTGCATTGGTCGATGTAAGCGCATCCTCACTGACCTATATCACTGAATGTTCAGCGCAAGTGCTCGCATCGGGTAACACATTGACGACAACTGCGTGGGATATTGAAACCCGTGATCCTACGGCACCATAATCAATGGCTACGATTAAGGTAGATAGTGACGGTATTCCCTATTTCGATCAATATATCGATACGCATTGGGACTATGCAGTAAATTGGTCCACAACAATGGAAAGCGTGAGCGACACGATTGCCTCGTCAGTGTGGTCAGCAATGCCTACAGGACTCGCTTTATCGTCAGCAACGAATGCGGGAAATCTGCGCGCGATTTGGGTAACCCCTTCTGCAGGAAATTCTGGCACGAGTTATGTATTGGTCAGTAAAATTTTTACAATAGGGGGCCGAGTTCAACGTTTGCCGATTCGCATCAAAGTCAAACGGATATGGGCTTAAAAGATACATTTCAAAAAGCCGCGCAGACTGCATTTACCGCAGCGGGCGATGTTGTCGAAGACGGTTGGTATTACTCGCTTGTCAGTACACGCTATGATGTATCGGCGGGCTATGTGTCGGCGTATCAAAATCAATATTTAATCAGCGCGATTTTTACGCAATTTAAAAAAGAAAAAATCGATAATGAAAAAATATTGCCAACTGATTTGTTAATGCTGATACCGCAACGGAACATGACGCCGCATCCTAAGCCTAACGATGTTGTGCAACGATTAGAGCAAGAAACATCGGTTGTCTATGAAGTGATTGACTATCAACAAGACCCTGCAGGAGCATTGTATAAAATACAACTGCGCAAGCCATGAGCATTACTTTCACAAATGTCGCAAAGTTTGAAAAGACATTGAGCGAGTTTGCATCTCGCATGAATGTCAATATTGACATTGTAATTAAAAAAGTCGCGTTTGATATTTATCGCGGCGTTACAGAAAAGACGCCTGTCGATACAGGCTACGCAAGAGCATCATGGAACATCTCGCCCAATACAATCGATTCTTCAGTAGAAAATGAAAAAGCCCACACAATACACGGCGAAGCAGGCAGAGCAAAAGCAGAATCCGTCAATAATAAAAAAGTACAAATTGCAAATTCAAAGGGCAATCCATTGACATGGTTCATCACGAATAATGTGAAATATATTGTTGAATTAGAACGTGGACACAGCAGACAAAGTTCACATATGGTGCGCAGAACATTAAATGAAGTCAGATTCAATCTTGCTTCGATTTTGAGAGACATTAAGAAATGAGTTTTTCAACTGCGCGCAGAGATATAGAACAACGCTTGACAGATAATTGGGCGACAACTGTGATTGCGTATGACAACGTTGATTTTGATCCGCCCCCGAATCAATATTGGGTACGCTTGCGCATTTTTGAAGATACTGCGAATCGCATCAATATCGGCACGCCGGGTGTGCATCGTATTGCCGGCTCGATTATTGTTGAATTATTCGGGCCCTTGAATCAGGGCACGCAAACAATTCGCAGCTATGCAGACACAATTTCAGAAATCTTTCGCGATCAACAATTCAATGGCATCACCTGTCGTGAAGCAATACCGACAAACGTGGGAGAAACAGGGGGCTGGTATAAATATGATGTCAGTATCCCGTTTTTCTACGATGGTCGGTATTCAACTTGAAAGCGCATACTCGAATCCTGCATGAAACGCTGATCCGACTGCTAAAGGGCATCATTCACGCGTATGAAAAGTGGCTGGAAGCTGAAAAAGACGATAAGTGATTGATTTATAAAGCGAAGAAATTTCGCTTTTTTTGCGTCTAGGGGGTTGACAAATATAAGCTATCGGGTACAATTACAGTGTGAGTTGAGAAAAGAGAGCGAGGAGAAAGAAAATGACAATGTTAATGATTTCGATTGTAGTGGGTGTTGTTTTAGGACTGTGCTGCAGAACCCGTCACAGTAATGAAAACAACGGACAAGACATGTATGGACATCATTCTAACGTCATGCGATAAAGGAGAGCGAAAATGTTAATCGAATTATCACTTGTTTTGTTGGGCGTTGTCTTGTGTGCTTATCGAAGTTACGAATTATCAAGAGTGGAGAATTGAAATGAGACTATCCCCAAGGTATCTTTTCAATCAGGCAATGTTAAATATAGCGTTGTATTGTTTGAGTAAAGTAGAATTTAAAAGTGAAGCAAATCAATTCAGATTAATTGAACGAAAGGCTTTGATTAAATCTTTTAAACAGTGCGTTTAGAAAGGAGAACGAAATGAGCGAAGAAAAATATCCTTGTCCTAAATGTCGTGGAACCGGTCAGTGGGTGGGTGGTTACATCAATCAAGTTATTCGCAAGTGTCACGCATGCAACGGGCGCGGCTATTTCAAGTCAAGCCCTGAAGCGCGTGCAAATGCAAGAGAACAGCGCGCAGCACGTAAAGCAGCACAGCGCGCAGCGTATCGCGAAGCGAACAAAGAAATGTTCGAATATCTTGAATCAGTCAAGAGTTGGAATAGTTTCGCAGTCTCGATGCTGAACGCAGCGAATCAGTACGGCGAACTGACTGACAATCAGAAAGATGCGGTCATGCGCATGTGGGACAAACACAAAGCGCGTCAAGTTGAACGCGCAGATCGTGAAGCGAATGCCCCGCGCGTGATGCTGTCGCGTTTGCTTGAGATGTTCAACAGTGCAAAAGATAATGGAATCAAACGTCCTGCATTGTGCGTTGACGACATCAAGATTTATCCTGCGCCTTTAATTGGCAAAAATGCAGGATGTTTATATGTTAAAAGAGAAAACGAGTATATGGGCAAGATTACTGTTGACGGACGTTATATCGGAAAAGAAGCAATCACTGAACTGTTGAAAGCGATTGCAAAAAATCCCAAGGGCGCATTATCAGAACATGGGCGCAGAACTGGACGTTGCTCATGCTGCGGGCGTCTTTTAACGAATCATGCAAGCATCGATTTGGGTATTGGTCCGATTTGTGCTTCACGTTACGGGTTATAAATAAAGGAGAATGAAAATGCGAAGTGTCCGAGAAATTGCAAGAGATGTTGAAAAAGACTGGGTAAAAGTCAGTCCTTATGCCCAGCCCTATCTTGATGCGATGTTTATGATCGACAGCATTAATGATGATTATTATGCTGACAGTGCAAAAAGTGTGGTGCTGTACTTCTTAGCAAACGCCAAAGGCTGGAAGGGCGAAAAAGCGAAAAAGATAAAAGCTGAACTGAACGCAATGTGTAAATAAAGGAGAGTGAAATGGGAAATAGAGCAGTAGTTTGTTTTGATGAATACAATGATGATGCAATAGGTATCTATCTTCATTGGAACGGCGGTCGTGATTCAATCGAAGGATTTTTGAATGCAACGCGACAAGTCATGGGCGAGCGCTTGGGTGATGAAAGTTATGCTCGTGCACGCTTGATTCAAGTCATGGGAAATTTTTTAGGAGGCAATTTATCTCTTGGCTTAGGAAAATGTGAAGACCTTGATTGCAATAATTTTGATAACGGCGTTTATATTGTTAGTTCAAAAACATTGCAAATTATAGGCCGAGAATTTAATGTGGGTGAAGAACAAAGCGAATTTGATGAAGAAGATTTCGCTAAAGAATGTTTGAAAAAAATGCCCAAAAAAGAATAACTCGCTCGCGCTTTTCTCAAGCGCACTTTAGGGAACCTTCGGGTTCCCTTTTTTTTATTCAAAAAAATGCCCGGGAGGGATCCCGGGCGAAAGAATGAAATCAAGAGAAGTTTGATCTATAACGATCACCTTCATTTTAGACTAATCTGCGCTATACTTACAAGAACGCGAGCGCGCGGAAAAACCTCGTTCAAACACCTCGTTTTCCACTGCCCCCTCGATTAATGAACTTCTATCAGGAGGGGGCACATGTCATTTTCAGATTCAAACCGAGTTGGCTTGCTTTATGTCGAAGAATCGACATGGGGTGTTTTAGTTAGCTCAGAAACTATGAAGGCCTTAAACTTCACTTCAGAATCATTAAAGGGCAACATCAACACTGTCACATCCGATACGATTCGCTCAGATCGCAATGTTTCCGACATCACGGTTGTCGGTGGCGGCGCAGCAGGCGACATTGGTTTTGAATTGCGCTACAACGACATCGATGACCTGCTTGCAGGCGCCCTCAATGCGGATTGGGTCACAACGCAAGTCAGCGCAGCAGTCGCATCAGCGCGTTTCAGCGCAGCAACAATCAAATGTGATTCAAGCGCGATGCATCATTTGAGATCGGGCATGTTTTTCCGAGTTTCGAATGCGACAACTGCAGGCAATGATGGTGATTATCAAGTTGCAACTGCAACGTTTTCGGGCGAGCGCGCGACAATCATTTGCCTTGAAGCATCAAGCGGTACAAGTACCGCTTTCACGGGCGAAGGATTCGGCGCATCAACGCTTGCGCAAGGGAAACATATTCGAAACGGCACAACGCCCAAAAGCTACACTGTCGAAAAACGCTTTCAAGATGTCAGCACGTTTCATGAATATGCAGGCATGCGCGTCGGTTCAATGTCATTAGATGTTGCGTCACAATCAATCATGACGGGCACAATGGCCTTTGCGGGTAAAGGACAAGCAATTTCGACAGCAACGATTGCAAGCGCTATCACTCCCGCATCAACGAATGACGTGATGAATGCGTCAGGCAATATCAATCGTATCTGGGAAGGCGGACAAGCACTGACTAATGCTGTCTTTCAGAATCTAACGCTTGAATTGAATAACAATACCCGTGATCAACCGCAAGTGGGCAGCGATGACTTAGCAGGAATAGGTCTCGGACGTTGCGAAGTAACAGGTTCATTAACTGCGTATTTTGAAGACAACACGTATGTCAACAAATTCGTCAACAACACCCAGTCAAATATTCGTTTTCAAGTCACCGACAGTGCAGGCAACAGCTACATCTTCAGTGTGCCGAAAGTACGTTACACTGACAGCACAACTGCAGCAGGCGGCCCGAATGCGGATGTCGTGCAAGAAATGACGTGGGGCGCAATGGTTGACGATGCAGGAGTTTACGCAATTGGTATAGATGCACTTGATGCCTAAAGGAGGCACAGATGGACTTAAGCGAAAATAAACTCAGCCCAAAAGCTGAAACAGAGGGCGTGTGGGTTCCCTATGACAATGAAACTTCGTTTCTTGTTGCGCGATTTTTGAACACGCATCACAGCGCGTATGTCAATAAACGCATGGAACCCTTTCGCCGCTTACAACGCATGGGCAAACTCGATGACAAGATCGTAGATGAAATCGAAGTCGATGCGATGGCGCGACACGTCCTGTTAGGCTGGAAAGGCCTAAAGAATAACGGCAAAGAAATCAAATACAGTGTCGATGAAGCAATCAAGCTGTTGTCTGATCCTGCATTGTCGTGGCTCATGGATTTAATCAGAACATGGTCACAAGATATTTCCCTGTTTCGTGAAGAGGCCCTAGCTGAAACCGAAACTGTGGTAAAAAAGTTATCGAGTGGTCAATAGATTGGGGAGACAAAGCCGATTTTTTAGAAAACGTTGTTGCGCCTCAATTGGGGCATTTACCGCCCGCGCTTCAAGAGCGTCCTGAACAGCCGCGCGAGTTAGATCATATCTTTTATGCGTTTAACATTCTGACGCGAGGGAGAAAAGCGGATGAACCAATTCGAATTGCGGACATTGTGGCATATGCGCAAGCATATCGCATCGATGACGTTGATACGTTTATTCGCTTAATCCAAGCCGCTGATGAAGGATATATAACTCATGGACATCGCAGAACTCGGCGTCAAAATTGATGCGTCACAAGCAAAGCAGGGCGCACAACAAGCAAGCACTGCGATCAAAGGCGTAGGCGATGCCGCTGAAAATACAAATAAACAATTAAAAGCGACATCATTAACATTAAAAACAGCAACTAATTTCTTAGTTGGATTTTTTGGCGCATTTGCTGCAGTCAATGTCATGAGAAACGCAATTCGTACTACTGCGCAATTCGAACAATCGGTTGCCGATTTATCTGCAATTACGGGCGCGACAGGCAAACAGCTTGAATATCTCAGTGACGCAGCAAAAGAATTCGGCGCATCAACCACTTTATCTGCATCGCAGGCCGCTGAAGCCTTCAAACTTGTCGCAAGTGCAAAGCCCGATTTGCTTGAAAATTCTGCCGCATTGAAAGCGGTTACTCGCGAAACAATCACGCTCGCTGAAGCTGCAGGCATGGATCTCCCCAGCGCCGCGATGGCACTAGGTGAAGCCCTGAATCAATTCAGCGAGGGTGCAGATCAAGCAAATCGTTTCATCAATGTCCTAGCTGCAGGCGCAAAGTACGGTGCATCTGAAATTGAATTCACTGCTGAAGCGTTACGAAAAGCGGGTGTTGTTGCAAGCAATGCGGGGCTTTCATTTGAACAGACAAACGCGGCATTGCAAATTCTTGCATCAGGCGGCATCAAAGCACAAATCGCGGGCACGAATCTGCGTGGTGTCTTGTTGTCAATGACAACAAAAGCAAAAACCGAATTCAATCCCTCAATTGTCGGCATGTCACAAGCTTTTGAAAATCTTGCAACTGCGAATCTCAGTGCAACAGAACAAGCCGATTTGTTCGGCCGGGAAAATGTCGCTGCCGCACAGATTTTGATAAAGAATTATAAACTTCTCGCAGATATGGAACAAAAATTAACAGGCACAGCGACAGCAACAGAACAAGCAGCAACACGCACCGATACATTTCAGGGTGCGGTGAAAGAATTAGCGTCTGCATATGAAGGATTAGTGTTGCAAATCACAGCAACAGACGGATCATTGAAAACAATCGTCGAAACAATGGCTGAATTTCTGCGGCAAATCACAACGGGCACAAAAGCATGGGGTGATTTTTGGAATCGCGTGGGTTCAAATCTTGCTGACATTACATCGGGCGATAAAGTATCCGCTTTCGAGCAATTAGGGCATGCAGTCACTGAGATCGAAGCGAAGATTGAAAACTTGCAGAGACATCCTACAAACGATGCGTTTGAGCGACAAATTAATGTTTGGCGCGAACAGATCGTTGAACTGCGCGACAGAATGCGCGAGATCGATCAAACCCGCATTGCGCAGGGCTTTAGTCCAATGGGTGGCGGTGGAGGCCCCGATTATGAATATGCAGCGTACGGTATGGTTAGTCTGGGCAAAGGCGGCGGCAAAGCAACTGAAAAAACAAACGAAGTGACTGCTGCGCAAAAAGAACGCACTGCCGCATTGAATGAATACCGCGATTCTTTAATCGATGCACAGAAAGAAGATGATCTCTTTTTTGAAAAAGAAAGTCTGTTATTGCAACTGCAACAACAGGGCAAAATCAGTATTGATGCTTACAACGAAGCGCTCGATGAATTATTAAATAAAATGACGGATGTCAGTGCAGCGACCGATACGCAAGCTGCAGCGCAAGAGCGCGTCACGATGCAATATCAAAGTGCAATCGAAAGCCTTGATTATCAGTTGATGACGGAAGAAGAACGCCTACAAGAATCATATGATCGCCGACAGTTCATGATCGAAGATGCGTTTCAAAATGAAGTAATTACATGGGAAAAACGCAATGCTTTAATTTCAAAAATTGAACAAAAACACGCAGACGATCTTGCTAAGTCTGAGCAAAAGCGCAATGCGCAAGCCTTGTCGGCATCGGGTACTTTCTTTAATAGCTTGATGTCGCTGTCGCAACAAAAATCAAAAAGTTTATTTG